AGCCGTTCCAGGAAAGTTTAAGTCTTTGACAGATGCATTTATAGAGGGAACAATAGAAACTGCGCAAGCCGTAGCGGATACATGGAGAAAAGCAGGTGATGAGGTAGCAGTTGAACTTGAGGCAATGGGGCAAGCATCTGTAGAAGGCTACGTCGATGGCGTAAGTAGTGAAGCAGATAGAATAGAAAATGTAGTAGGTATGGCAATGATTGGCGGTATTAATACAGCTGATTTAGTACTACGGAGAAATTCGCCCTCAAAAGTGTATATGAGAATGGGAGAAGATACAGTTAGGGGGTATGCCCTAGGAGTCGAATCTAAATCTGATGCGCTAAACGCAACAATGAAAAAAGTTGGCCAAAATGCCATGGATGGTTTCACCAATGGTATCAATATCGGTGGAGCCAGAGCAATTGAAGCAGCCAACAGAATTGCAAACCAAGTAGCAGCTACCATGAAGAGCGCTCTGGAAATGAACTCACCATCTCGGGTTATGCGCAAGATAGGACGAGGTACAGGGCGTGGATTTGAGTTTGGGTTATTGGACATGATTAGACCTGTGGAGCGAGCTAGTGCCAAGCTATCTAATGTAATGACATCTAGTATTGAAAAAGCCAGTGTAGCTCTTGGAAGTGATTTATTCCAAGTGCAAGTTCCAGACTTTACTATGGCAGGTGGATTTAATCATACAATGGAAATGGCTGTCAAGGATTTTGGATATGAGGATTCAACTATTTCCAGACTAGTAGATGGTTTTAAGGAGGCTCTTAAAGAAGATAACCGTACTTATGTTATGGAAACAGTTGTTGATTTAGATGGAAGAGAAATTGCAAGGTCTACAAAAGCATACTTACCTGGGGAATTAGCCAGAGAAGAAAAGCGTGACCTTCGTAAACAGGGAAGGAGGATATAATGTACGAATTTAGAGATACTATAGATGGTGTTTTACCAGAAGGAAGTTTACCAGCAGAGGCAATGCAGATTAATGGAATATATCTAGAAAAGGAAATACCTGGATATCGAACTATTGCAGTTAGAGGCAGGGAGCTACATGAAAAGGATGTTAGAACTACAGGTGTTGGCACTTCAGATGGAACAAGATTTCGCAGTAAAAGGTATGGAGAAAGAATACTACAAATAGAATATCAGCTTATTGCCAATGATAATGATGCCTTTAGACATGCATTTAATAAGTTAAATAGGCTATTAAATGTGGAAAATGCTTATCTAATTTTTGAAGATGAGGCAGATAAGTTCTTCATAGGGACTCCTGAAAAGATTAGAGATGTTGAAGCTGGGCAGAACAATGTAACTGGAGAATTTACTATAGTTTGTGCTGATCCATTTAAGTATTCAGTTTTGGAACATGAAATTGTGCCTACCCTTGATGGAGGTTCTACATTCCTTGTTAATTATCAAGGTGATTTCCCAGCATATCCCAAGCTTGAAGCAAGAATGAACAGTGATAATGGAGTTCTTGGATTTCTAAATCAACGAGAAAACATATTGCAGTTTGGCAATGATGAAGAAGATGAGGACGTTATAGGGGTAGTAGGGCAGATGTCAGAGCAGTTGACCAATACAATTACAGGTGGTGCTTTTACTCAAAGCCCCTGGATTGTAGGTGGAACCTTCCATCACAGACCCTCTGATTATGGCACCAACGGAACTTTTGGAACCAGAAATCACCTGGGGCGTACCTGGTTACGATTAGCAACTATGGGAACATCAGGTTCAACGGCCAGAGGTGCAGTGACTACATTTACATTACCTCCTGATAGAAATGGAGAAGTGGGAGCAGCTGATTGGGAATGTGAGATGCTTCACCTATATTTTTTAGAGAGAAATAACCAAACAGGGGTACAACATGTTACCTTTTTTGGAGACACATTGGAGGGAGCCAACCGACGAATATGTTCTTTTGTAATATTCAAAAGCGGAACAGGCTCCACAAATGCAAGAGCCCGCTGGCGACAACATGACAATTCCATAATTAGGGACCATCAGTTTGTAGCAACCAATCGTAATGCTAATCCTTTCCGAGAGGGCAGAGGGAACAACAAAATCACTAAAAGAGGGGATACTCTACGTATCTTTTGGAATGGAGCGTATGAAACATTTAGAATCCCTGCTCTTGGACATACTAAGCTTAGAAGTATTCAGGTTCATATTGGCCAGTATGCCAACAGAACTTTTGCCAATATGGCCACAAGAAATTATGTTGGTGCTATCCGGCTGACAAAGTTCAATGTTGATGTTCACCAGCCAATTCCTAATCAATTTCTAACAGGTGATGAGTTCCAAGCGGATACTAGGAGTGGGGAAGTATTAATGCAAGGTATGCCTGCCCCTGGATTAGGTGCTTTAGGTAATGAATGGGAAGACTTCACCCTTGTACCAGGAGTGAATCAAATTAGGTGTGCTTGGAGTGATTGGGCAACTAGCTCTCCTGATTTTAAGCTAAAGTATAGGGAGGTGTATTTATAATGAATATTTATTTTGCAGATCGATATATGAATATATTGGGTATGGCTTCTACAGGCCAAAAAGAAGGCATGGTCATAAGAAGAGATGTCAATATAAATGAGGTAGATACAGGTGTAGCATCATTAGAGTTTAACTTACTCTATCCCAAGGGAAAGCAAAAGGAAGCTGAAAAGTGGGCGGATGCAGGTAACTATATATTGCAAGAAAGAGACGGTATAAGCAAACTTTACACAATAATAGATTGTGAAAGTGACACTAAAACAGGTGAGATATACGTGTATGCAGAGGATGCAGGAATGGACCTACTAAATGAAGTTGTAGGTCCTTTTGCAGCAGATAGATTACACCCCATTGAATATTACGTTAAAATCTTTACCCGCACATCAGGATTTGTGATTGGAGTAAATGAGATCAGTGACTTAATTAGGCAGCTAGAGTGGTCTTCAAATGGGACAGCCATGGAAAGACTTAGAGATGTTGCCCAGGAGTTCAATAATGCAGAGATTTCATTTAGTTTCCAAGTCAAAGGGTTAAAGGTTACAAGAAAAATAATAAATATCTATAGGAAACGAGGTCAGGATATTGGAATTGAACTTCGCCTTGACAGGGACATAGATAGAATTATCACTAAAAAATCAGTAGCAGATATAGCTACAGCTTTAATACCAACAGGAGGAAGACCAGAGGGGGAAAACGATCCTATCACTTTACAAGGATTTTCTTTTGATGATGGAGATTTTCATGTGGTTGGAGATAGATTAATGTCTAGACAGGGACTATCTCGGTGGTCGAGATTTCTAGGAACAGCTACAGATGCTACTCACATTACTGGACATATTGAGCAAAAGTTTAGCTACGATACTCTTAGCCAAGGTGAACTTTGTCACAAAGCTATTGACCACTTAAAGCGTATAAGAGAAGTGGCCATAAACTTTGAGGTAGACATTTCTGTATTACCAGATGGTGTGCGGATTGGAGATAGGGTAAGCATAGTAGATAGAGAAGGTGAATTGTATCTTTCTGCTAGAGTTTTAAAATTGGAAATCTCTGCTTCGGATAACACTGCAACAGCTATTTTAGGAGAATTTTTAATACGTGAAAGTGGTATATCTCAAAGACTTGAAGAACTGGCAAGTCAGTTTGAAGAATTGGCAAATAGAAGACAGTTCTTCACCTGGATAGCTTATGCGGATGATGAAGCGGGAAACGGCATCAGCCTTAACCCAGCAGGGAAGCCTTACTTAGGCATAACAAGCAATAGGACAGTAGAAGAAGTAGACATATCAGACCCGACAATATTTAGATGGTCACGCATCAAGGGAACTGATGCAATACCACCAATAGTATTAAATTTAAGGAATGAAGTGCAAAACATACCTGCTACTATAAACGGAGCAGTAAAAGAGGATATGGTTATTGTATTGCCTTTTAACGCATTCTCACGAACCAGAAGGCTTGCCGCAACAGTAAGTGTCAAGGAAGCAAGTATTCCATCTGGCATGGAGCTTGTAACGACAAGGGACGCTACAGAAGAGGAAGATGGATTAGTTGTCTTTTCTGTGGACGAAGGAGCCGTTTTAGGGGACAGTGATGCTCTTCAAGGCACTGTGATAATGAACTTTACCGTGCTAAACGAAGAGTTTCCACGGCTTTTTACTTGGCGAAAGATATTAGAGAACCTGCAAGTTATTAGTAGAGCTGCTTACTTTTTGGTAACAAATGTTGATTCAGGAATAACGGTAGATTCACAGGGGTGGCAAACAAGAATACCGCTTATGAACAACGAGGCAAGATTTCTTTGGTATTTTGAGGAAGCATTTTTCAATGATGGAACAATGAGGATAACTCCGCCCCATATCATAGGCATCTATCGCTATGAATCGCCGATGCTAGGAGTATGGTCAGTATTAACGCATTATGCTCTGGGAGATTCTGAGTTTAGCGTTCCAGTAGATGGATGGAGTGCATCACTGCCACCAGATGATGCAGTTGGATTGCTATGGACAAGAACAACAATTATTTATACCAATGGCACAAGCGACACATCGTATAGCGTGAGTCGCCTTTTTATTGCAGAAGATGGACGAGATGGCGAAAGAGGCTCAAGCCTTGTGTCTATGGCTGAAGAATTTTATCAATCAACATCCCGAACAGAACAAGTAGGAGGGGCCTGGAGCGAGG